CTTATGATGCAATGAACCCACACAAAAACGGAGGTAAGAAATAATGAGAGGACAGGTAATTGGAACAAGTATGACGCATGGATACGCAGGAGATTATTCCAGGCAGCCGGATATGATTATTGATACGCACCCGCTTGGCGGCGACGATCCCGTGTTGTTTGGCACTCCTCTGGTCTATGACAGTGACAGTAATATCATAGCTTTTGGAGCCAGCAATACTGCCGCTGATTTTGTTGGAGTGGCTTCCAGGGAGTTTAAGTCTGCAACGTCTTATTTATCCCAGTCCGCAGGGCAGTATGAGCCAGGAGAGGCAACCAGTACGTTTAAGCGTGGCTGTATCAATGTACTTTGCAATGTAGGCAGCCCGAAACTGGGAGGAAAGGTATATATCCGAATAGTAGCAAACGAGAGCATTCCGACTGGTGTTGTGGGAGGCTTTGAAGCAACCGAGGATACCGGAAAAACAGTGATGCTGACTAATTGTGAATGGCATGGAGCAAAGGACGCCAATGGTGTAGCAGAAATCAGGATCTTATCCTGCAACAGAGCATAAGGAGGACAATTTAATGAAATATCAGAGTATGGGAACATTTGATGCGGGCGTGGTAACTGCTCCATCAACAGGAGCTGCGGCTTCACAGAAATTCCAGGTCATGGACGCGGCGGCAATTGCAAACGGCAATGCCTTTATACAGTCAGAGTTAGAGAAGAGAGATAATGTAATACGGCAGCCGCTTACCAGCTTTACATATGGCCGCGATCTTACTGTCCGTGTAGGTGGCGGTTGGGCAGAATATGTTTCTGCCATGAATGTGGAATATGGAGTTGCCGGAGGCAGTGAGGACGGTCCAGTTCATGCAGGTGGAGCCAATGGAATCCCAATGGTTCAGGCTAATTTTGACAAAGAACTTTTTAAGACACATATCTTCTCCGTGGGTATGCGAATTGGATTCGTCGATATGCAGCGTGGAAACATGACTGGCCGGAACTATGAAAGTATATTAAGAGACGGCGTCAGAATGACCTATGATAAGCATATGGATGCGAATGCTTATGTAGGAATTAAAAAGTATGGATCTACTGGTCTTCTTAATAATCCGAACGTAACCACCACAAATGCAGCGTCTACGGGTACCGGTGGTTTAACTACGTTTAAGAGTAAGACTCCTAAGCAGATTTTGCAGGATATTAACGATGCCATACTTGCGGCATGGGCAGCGGCGGAAAATGACCGCAGTGCTATTCCAAATCATATCTTGATGCCGTATGAGCAGTTTAATTACCTTGCAACAACCCAAGTTTCCGATCTGGCAGAAAAGACAATTCTTACATTTCTTCTGGAAAACAATGTTTCAAAGCAAAACGGAGTTGATCTCTATATCGGGGCAACTTCCTGGTGCAAGGGTGCTGGGGCGGGCAGTGCGGACCGAATGATTATTTACATCAATGAAGAACGCTTCCTGGCAATGGATGAACTGGCTCCGCTTAATCGTGCCATGACTCAGCCAAATGCCACTAACCTCTGCTATGATACCGCATACCTTGCAAACATCTCCGAGACACAGCTGTTTTATGAAAATATCATGCGCTATGTTGACGGAATTTAAGGAGGTTATCCCATGTTTATAAACAGTAAAAAGAACTTTGAGATCTGCGAGGGAGAGAAGAAATTTCTTATCCCTCGTAATTATATTGGAGAGGTCCCGGCTTGGGTATCGAAACACTGGTTAGTGCTTGCTGCTATAAAGGACGGATCTATTGCCACTCCTAAAACCAAAAAGGATAAAGCACTGGAGCAGGCAGATACGGAAGCCGAGGCAAAGGCAGAAACCGCTGATAAGCGGGAAGAATAGGGAGGAAACGGCATGTGTGAGCAGTTTCATGGTTTAATATCCGCAGCGGCCAACATGCCGCAGTTTGGTGAGCTGGGAACCTACACAAAGGATATGTTCTTGGGTGATTTTCCTCAGTTTACAAAAAGGCAGATCAGCCAGGGAGAAGAAGCGAACCAGATCATAAGTCTGGTTCCTGATCCCATGCTGCAGGTGTTCATTAATAACAGCAATGCCAGTATTTTACCCAGCCGGTACTGTGATATCTGGAGGTATGCAGCGGGGCTTTATGTGGCGCACTTCTCAGCGCTGTATTTAAAGACTTATTCTGATGGATCTCTGACTCCAGCCAGAGCAGCGGCAACCGGTCAGCAGACAGGGCTTGTAAAAGAAGCCACTATGGGTGATACAACCGTCAGTTATGACAATGAGGCCATTACAGAGGCAAGCGCAAAGTGGGGAGCCTGGAATGCAACCCAGTATGGACAGCAGCTGGTGACCATGGCCCGCATGATCGGAATGGGAGGAATGTATGTTATTTGATGATGATTGGTATACGGATTCCATGAGCATTTCCAGAAATGTCCCTTATAAAGTCGGCAATGTCGATAAAAAAAAGCGGGAGGAAGTGTACAAGGATATTCCCTGCCGGATTTATAGTGCTAAAAGAAACGGTCCCTCATGGAAGGATACGGCTGCCACGGCAACAGCGACGGATAAAGTGGCCTGTGATGTGTCTGTGGATTTAAAGCCAGGTGATATGCTTATGATCGTAAGAGGTGGGCGATTGGGAAGCAACCGGGATCCGGAACGCTACTTTGCAGGAAAACCGCAACCTTTTTACGATCCGGTAGGTGGAGTCCTTTCTGGATTGGAACATCAGGAAGCCGTTCTGTCAATGGACGAAGTAATTAAGTAGGGGAGGGGTGCAGATGTCAACTTTTGGTCAGGCTACCCGGAAGCGATTGGAGCAACTACGGAAGCAAGGGCAGAACGTGCCTAAGATCATGGTGGAGGTAATGGAAGGAGCCACGGAAGCAGCAGTAGAGCGGGCTACAGAATTAACTCCGCCAAATGGATCCGCTATATCAGGCACCGGAACCCGATCGGGAGAACTGGCGCAGGCTTGGTCTACAGACAGCACTACAAAAGCAACTGTGACAGGCGGCACGGTCCGGACCGCACTTGCAAATAACATGCAATACGCCTCCTATGTAAATGATGGTCACCGTATGGATAAACATTTTGTCCCAGGACTAATAATAAACGGCAATATGCTTGAAAAGGTAGATCCAAGTCTGGGAGGTATTACAGTAGGAACTAAGACTCCTTATATTAAAGGGGTTTACATGAAACAAGCGGCAATAGGACGGTACAAAAATGTAGTGAAAATGGAACTCGATAAGCGGATAAGGGAGAATTTCAAATGACGTTCACTATTGAAAAGCTATTAGATTCTATCTGTGGAGTGTTGAAAGATTTATATCCGGACATACCAACATACAGTAATCCAAATAAGCAGGGGACAGATGTTCCTTGCTTTTTTGTGTTCTTTATGCCAACGGATACAGAGAACCGAATCGGTCGCCGATTTATGCGGAACATAGGCATTGATATTGTATATCTCGTAGAGAACAGTGATACGGATACGTATGATCAGTTGGTATCCGTTGCAGATCAGCTGGATTTTTCCCTGGAGTTCATTCCCTGCGAAGACGCAAAGCTGCGAACCTATGACCGGGAATGGAAGATTGATGAAGATGAACTACACTATCAGTTTACCGTAAAAGCATTGGTTTCTTACCCGGATAATACCCCGCAAATGGAATCTGTAGAATCATATCAAGGAGGAGTAAAAGATGGATGAAACAGCAAATAGTGATGAGACAGTAAAAAAGGTGTCAACAAAGTATAAAACAGAATCCCTGCTTACAAGCAAGGCTCTGGCTGGATATCAGCCGGATTTTGTAAAAGTCCTGCTGACTGAACCAGAGTATACCCTGGAAGAAGCAAAAGGGATTTTAGATAAGTTTTTCGGAAAAAAGGAGGTAAAATAAATGGCCGGAGGAACTTGGACCAGTCAAAATAAAAAACAGCCCGGTGTTTACATCAATGTAAAGTCCAGCATGGCACAGTCTGTCAGCGTTGGAGATCGTGGCATTGTAGCAATTTGCGAACCGCTATCATGGGGACCGGAGGGAAAGATCATGACCATTAATACTGGTGATGGTTATACCTCATACATCGGATATGATTCCACCAATGATAAAGCATTATTTTTAAGAGAAATTTTTAAGGGGAGCGATCGCACTGCCGGTCCTGTAAAGGTATTACTTTATCGCCCCAGCGCCACAGGTGCCGCTAAGGCAACCGCTACCATCGCGCCACTTACAATCACTGCAAAATATAACGGCGTGCGGGGAAATGACATTTCCGTATCTGTTGTTGCGGATCCGGATAACGAGGGATATTTTACTGTTCAGGCCATTGTTGGTGGAACCGTGAAGGACACTCAGACCGGTAAGGTTGTTGCAGATCTAACAGAAAATGACTGGGTTGTATTTTCTGGAACCGGAGATTTAGCAGCAAGTGCAGGAACGGCTCTTACCGGAGGAAGTGACGGAACGGTAAGCAGTGCAGCATATTCAACATTTCTGACAGCTTTAGAGCCTTACGCATTCAACGTACTGATTTATGATGGATCTGACAGCACCGTACAGGCTGCCTATGTGGCTTTCGTTAAGCGGATGCGCGATAATCTGGGCAAGAAGTGTCAGGCGGTTATGGCAGGTATTGAGAGCAATTCTGAGGCGGTCATTTCTGTTAAAAACGGAGTAATCCTTTCAGATGGAACGACTCTTACTCCACAGCAGACAACCTGGTGGGTTGGAGGCGCAGAGGCGGGGGCTAATTACAATGAATCCCTGGTATATGGACAGTATCCAGACGCTGAGAACGTTTCTCCCCGCTTGACTTCTTCGGAAATTGACGAAGCCCTGGAAAAAGGTCAGATTGTGTTCTTCGAAGAGTTTGGATCAGTAAAGATCATGTCAGATATCAATACCCTGACGACTTATACCACTGATAAGGGTGAAGCATTCAGCTTAAATCAGGTAATTCGGATTGTAGATACTGTGGCAAACGATATTTATGAAAACTTTTCTGAGAATTATATCGGAAAGACACAGAACAATGCCACCGGCAGAGATTTACTTAAGGCTTGGATTGTTGGATATTTGAATGAAATTCAGGCAAATGGTGGTATTCAGAACTTTGTCGCAGATGATGTGGTAGTAGAAGCCGGAAACGCGCTCAACGCTGTAGTAATAACGCTTGCGATCCAGCCGGTAGCTGCCGTAGAGAAAATTTACATTACGGCAACCCTTACAGATTAACAGGAGGTAACTTATGAGCTTTTTATTAGAGCGCGATGCTATAAACGGTAAAGCTGGCCGGGCTTTTGCAGTGATTGATGGCAGGAACGTGGAAATGTTTGGATTAAAGAAAATCCAGGCAGATGCAGAATTTCAGGAATCGGATTTTAAGGTGGTCGGTACCAATTTGGTACAGAAAAAAACTTCCGGTGTGTCGCTATCTGGATCTGCTACTATTTATTATGGAACACCGGAATTTCTAAATATGCTTAAAACCTATTTGAAAACCGGTAAGCTTCCTTACTTTACGTTTCAGATCACCAATGAAGACCAAGGAAGCTCTGTGGGGTCACAGACAGTGGCTTTATATAATGTGAAGCTGCAAAAGCTTCCCATTGCCATTCTGGACGCAGACACAGAGTTTCTAACTATGGATATTTCATTCAGTTTCACGAATGTTGAAATCCTTAACGCATTTACAGCCCCGGCGCAGTTGGGAGAATAGGAGAGTTTATGAGTGCATTAAAAGCATTTTTACAGCCATCAGTAGAGGGAGTAACAAAAGAGGTTATTATATCCGATCGTTTTAAGGGGGCGGATGGGAAACCTGTCCCATTTGTGATTAAAGCCATTTCTCAGAAAGAAAATGAAAGACTTTCTCGTATGAGCAGAAAAACAGCAAAGGTTGATGGAGTTCCGATGGAAAAAACAGATACCATTCTTTACACCAGAAGACTGATTCTTGCATGTGTACAGGTACCAGATTTCAGCGATCAGGAAATGTGTAAATATTACGGAACCGAAGATCCTCTGGAGGTACCTTCCCAGATGCTAAGTATTGGAGAGTACAATCGCCTGTCAGATGCAATCCTGGAATTAAATGACATGAAGAGCATGGGAGAGAAAATTGAAGAAGCAAAAAACTCTTAAACGGGGAAGATATGGACGTGCAGCTGGCTTACTATATGTTTGCCAATCACGGTCGCTTCCCCGGAGAAGTTGCTGATCTTCCGGAAAATGAGAAAATATTACTGTTTCAAATGGCAGTAAAAGAGATTAATAGCAGACCCAAGAAGTAAAGGAGGAACTATGGGAGAGATAAGAGAAAATTTTATACTTAGTGATCAGTTCAGTACATCTTTTTCAAAGTTTCTTGAACTTGGGAATACTGCTATTAATCAAATGAGTCGAATTGATCAATCAGTTGCAAGGACAGAAATGACAATGCGCCGATCTATTGGCGGAGCTACAGGGGCTGTTATAGCGAATATGAGACAGATCGGCGAATCAGCCAATGAAATCTCTTCTTCTGGTTTTGATCGACTGGAAGCTCAGTTAGTTAAAATAGCAAATAATACTTCAAAAGCCGCGAGAGAACAAGAAAATCACAACCAAAAGGTAAAAGAAACAAATAATTCGGCAGGAAATCTGTTGACCACTGTAAAAAAAGTGGTTGCAGCCGCTGCGGCATTTAAGATGGGAAAAGATGTACTTAATTTGTCTGATGAAATGACACAGACTACCGCTCGAATTAATCTGATGAATAAAGGATTTCAGCGTTCAGCGGCTAAATCGTCCGGTGGTGGTCAGGAAATTGATATGAACAACAGCCTCCAGGAGACGGAAAGAATCCAGGAGGCTATATTCCAATCAGCGCAGAGAACCAGAACAAGTTACCTTGCTACCGCAGATGTGGTTGCAAAGATGGGGCAAAGAGCAGGAGACGCTTTTTCTGGAAGTGATGAGGTTGTGGCTTTTGTTGAAAATTTAAATAAACAATTCATCATAGCAGGAGCCAGTCAACAGGAAATCTCCTCTGCATCGCTCCAGCTTACCCAGGCGTTGGGATCCGGGGTACTGCGCGGTGAGGAATTGAACGCGGTGTTTGAAGCTGCCCCGAACGTAATCCAGACCATTGCTGATTATCTTAATGTTCCTATTGGAAAAATTCGTGAGATGGCATCAGACGGTGAGATCACGGCAGACATTGTAAAAAATGCAATGCTGGGCGCCACGGATCAGATAAACCAGGAATTCAACTCCATGCCTATGACTTATCAACAGGTATGGACTGCTATCTCTAATTCTCTGCTCCAGGCGTTTCAGCCGGTTATTCAGGCGATTGGAGAAGGTGCAACTTTTATTTATGAGCACTGGTCCTCAATAGCGCCTGTATTTTACGGGCTTGCCTTTGGTATACTGGCGGCGGCTGGAGCCTGGGGAATATACACTGCCGCTACGTGGCTTTCCGTGGCAGCTAATCGAGCGTTAGTTGTTAGTATGCTTACTAATCCGTTTCTCTGGATTGCTCTTGTAATAGGCGCCATTGTAGCGGCTATTTATAAGTGGGTACAATCGGTTGGAGGTATTCAGGTAGCCTGGCTAATCTGTGTAAATGCAGTATTGACACAGGCCGACAATCTGAAATTAAATTTTATGGCCGCACTGTCTGTTGTAAAAGGCGGAATATTAGTTGCCGCTCTTGCATTTGACACTTTCCGTGTAATGGTGCTTGATTCCCTTGGAAATACTAAGGTTAAAGCACTGACAATTTTGCAGGATTTGGTAAATGGGGCTATTGATGGAGTTAATAAACTGATCACAATGGCCAATAATATACCCGGTGTATCTATTAGTTTGATTGATCATGTAGAATTTTCCGCTGGCGCAGCTATGGAAGAACAGGTGAAGCAGCAGCAGAGGGCAGCGGAACTTGCCAGAAAGCAAGGAATAATTGAGGATACCAAGACTGAGTGGAAGAATCAATACGACAGAGCAGAAAGAGCCGCTGACGATGCAAGAATGAAGCGTCAGGCAGCAATCGAGACAGCTAAGGCGGAAGCAGCCAGAAAAGCAGCTGGAGACGAACTTCAGGAAGGATCCAATGGTGTAGGAAACAATGATATCGGAACCGTTGAAAAGGTTGGCAGTGTTGGAAAGATTGATCAGGATGTAAACATTGCCGATGAAAACATCAAGCTCCTCCGGGATCTGTCAGAGCGACAGTATGTAGCTCTGGTGAATCTTACTGTACCGCAGACGAATCTTTCTGTCAGCCAGAATGTTACAGGAGGGGGAGGTTCTGATATTGACGCCGTGCTTGGCGCCATAAGTAATGTGTTGGGTGTACAGCAGGCCTCCAGTAGTAATGTAGTTGTAGGATAGGAGGATTTTATGAAAAACAAATATAAGTTTTATGCAGATGTAGGGGGAGATACCATAGAGTTTCCCGTCAATCCGAAAGAGTATACCATTTCATATCCTTCAGACAATAAAACTTACAATGTATTAGATATAGGAGAAATTATAGTTCCCAGGCTGCCTTCTTTAATGGAGGTGTCCTGGGAATCTTATTTCCCAGGAAATAGCAATGATCCGCTGATTTATGGACATGACTGGACGGAGCCGGGAGATTACGTGGAAGCAATAAAAGACGCTATAGATAATCAGGAAATATGCGATCTTGTGATCAGCCGATACGATGCCAGGGGCAGCAAGATGTATGATACTAACATCAGCGCGGTGATTGATAATTTCGAAACCACGGAAAAAGGTGGAGAAGCAGGAGACGTATACTATAAGATTAAGTTTAAAGAATACCGGGATTATTCACCTGTTAAAGTGTCTTTATCGCAGGAGAGTACAACAAGCTCAGATACAATTCAGATAGAAGAAGAGCCCAGGCCATTGTCTTCTGCGCCGGAGCTGCGTGTTGGCGCCACTGTTATTGCAAACGGTACTTATTTCAGTAGCAGCTACGGAGATAAGCCAACCGGTACAGCAAACAACTTATCAACAACTGTTTCAAGGATTATTCCGGACGCTTCCAGACCCTATCCGATCCTGATCGGTGGAAGCCGCGGCTGGATTAAGGCAGATCAGCTGCAGGTGAACGGATGAGCTATAAGCTTTTAATTTTTAATGCTGAGGCTAATACCATGTATGACTATGCTCCTGTTATAGAGAAAATCACATACACCACAAACAGAAATGGCAGTGCGGGAAAGCTGACATTTTCCTTCATACAGAAAAAGGCTATTAACCTGACGGAAGGTGCCAGGGTACAATTTTACGTTGACGGAACAGAGATTTTCCTGGGATTTGTTTTTGTGACAGAACAGGACCGCTGGGGGATTGTTTCTGTTACTGCTTATGATCAGCTCAGGTATTTAAAGTCAAGCTCCAGTTATAGTTTTGACGGAAAGAAGCTGGGCGAGATCATACAGCAGATTGCTACAGATATGCAGTTACAGATTGGAACGCTGGAGGATACGGGGTACATTATACCTACGCTCACCAAGGAAAGCACAGAATGCCTGGACATTATAGAGTATGGACTGCAGCTGACACAATACAACACCGGCAGGACTTTTGTCTTTTTTGATGACTTTGGAAAGCTGTGTCTGGCAGAAGCTAAAAATATGATGTCAGATATTCTTATTGGTAACGGCAGTATTATAACGGATTACACTTATAAATCAGACATAGACTCAGATACTTATAATCAGGTAAAGCTTGTTCGTCCCAATAAAGAGACTGGTCAGGGAGATACTTATACCTTTAGCGACAGCACCACAATAAAGAAGTGGGGTCTCCTGCAGAAATACGAAAAGGTAGATGAAAACCTGAATGAAGCGCAGATCAATCAACAGGGAAATATTATGATGGCTTACTATAACAGAGTACTTAAAACTATATCAGTTGATGGTGTAGGAGGAGTGCCAGGGCTTAAGGCAGGCGCTATGGCAATGTTTAAGATCAAGGACGTTCCCGAACTTTCTAGCGGTCTTTTCCTTTTGCTGGATAAGGTAAAACATACTTTTTCTAATGGAGAGCACACCATGAGCCTTGAAGCAAAAATAATAAATTTTTAAGGAGGCTGGAATGGAATTAATAGAGAGGATAAAATCCATTGTCATTGACACGGTAAAGGCTATGGATTTACTGGATACTGGGTACGCTACTGTGGTATCTACGTCCCCGTTGACAATAAAAATACAGGCTACGCAGTTATCCGTAAAAGAGCCGGTGGCAGTCTTATCTGATACTGTACGGTATCGGGCTACTACCGTTCAAGGCGAGACTGTGGTTATTAACCCTGGTTTAGTAGCCGGTGATAAAATCCTTTACCTGAAAGCAAATTCCGGACAGAATTATATCATAATGGCGAAAGTGTAGGTGATGATATGTCAACTCTTCCGGACTCTGCAAACACTGAAATTTATGGAGGTAATGGCGTGGAGTATGTAACTGATACGTACCTGGTTGATAAAAGTACCGGTACTGTAAAGAAGGTAGGCGGCGGCCTGGAAGCAATGAAACAGGCTGCCGAGATCATATTGAGCGTAGAACGATACCAGAATCAGATCTATACCTCTAATTTTGGCAGAGAGTTAAAAAAATTGGTGGGTAAGCCTCCGGAGTACGTAACAAGCATGTTGAAAAGGCGGATCCAGGAGGCTTTTTCAGTGGATTCCAGATTTTTATCAGTAGAAAACTTTTCCTTTGATACAACAGATTTAGGATCTATGAAATGCACTTTTGATGTAAAAACCGTGTACGGAACAGTTTCCGGGGAGGTGGAAGTTTGATTGATTTTAGTAATAAGACCTACGCGAACATATTGGCAGCGCAGTTGAACCGTGTTCCTGATACGATAGATAAGAGAGAGGGATCCATGATCCAAACTGCACTTGGTCCAGAAAGCTGGTATCTAGAAGGGCTGTATCTGGACCTTGATTCCGTTCAGAATAATGCTTACGCTGAAACCGCGGGCGGCGATTTTCTTGATATGCTGGTGGCAGAACGGGGGCTCGAAAGAAAGACCGCTACCTATGCAGTGAAAAAAGGTGTATTTAACAGAACGGTTTCCGTAGGCTCCCGTTTCTCTGCGCTAACAGGAAGCGGTTATCTGACATATCAGGTTACGGAATTTATCGCCCAGACAGATGATGGATATACATATAAAATGCAATGCGAAACTGCTGGAGAAATCGGAAACAACTATACCGGCCAGCTCATAGCTATTGATTACGTAACAGGGTTGACTTCTGCAGAACTTACAGAACTTCTTTCTGCTGGGACAGAAGAGGAGACAGATGATTCTTTAAGGGAGCGATATCTGGCAACCTTTGACGTCGCTTCTTTTGGTGGAAATATTGCTTCCTACCGGAATGCTATCCTTGCTATCGATGGCGTAGGAGCCGTACAGATATACCCTGCATGGCAAGGAGGAGGAACGGTACTCTGCAGCATCTTAAATGGTAATTTAAACCCTGCAGGAAGTGAATTAGTCAATACTGTACAGAATGCCATCTGTCCTCCGGAGGACGGCGAAACAGAACCTTCTGCCAATGGCTATGGAATGGCGCCGATCGGAGCAGTAGTCACTATAGGAACCGGGACAGAACTGGTACTTGATATATCGCTTAAGGTTCAGTTCCTCGCTACTGTGCAAAACGGGGAAACGGCTTATAAAAGCCAGATTGAGGAGAAGATAGAATCTTACCTTGAAACTGTCCGGCAGTCATGGGGAACAATGCTGAAAAGCCAGAAAATAGAGTATGCCGTGACCGTATATGTATCCAGGATTATCTATGCGATCCTTGATATTTCCGAGATTGTAAATGTAACTGATGTAACAATTAATGGATCTGCATCTGATGTGACTTGCGTGGAAAATTCATCTATGCAACAGGTGCCGGTATTAGGGGCGGTGACGATTAATGGCGGTTGACTTGACAATACTTCTTCCTGAGTGGTTTCAGGATATAATGGAGTTTAATGAATTGATTGCAACGGAAGAAACGGAGCTCGAAGAAGCCGAAAGCAATCTAAAGTCTGTAAGAAATAATTGCTATATTCAAACAGCAGATGAAGCCACAATTCTGCTTTATGAAAAGCGTTTTGGAATTTCGTATCAGGGAGAAACTTTGGAATACCGAAGAAGCAGGATCATGCAAAGGTATAATACCGTTGTTCCATTTACGGTGGGTTTTCTGAAAGACCGATTGACAGAGCTTTATGGATCTGATGGTTATGAGATTTCAGTTGATGGGATAAACTGCCTGATTACAATTAAGATCACATCAGACCGATATGGCGCGGTTAATTTGCTTTATGATCTGCTGTGGGATATTTTGCCTGCGCACATGCAGATCATAGCCAGTCAGGTAAATACAAAGAGTATAAAGGGTATCTTCTCAGCAGGAGCAACGATAAGCAGCACAAAGGTAGTAATAGTATAAGGAGGTTTTATGGGACAGTATAATAAAGCGGTCTTGACAGCAGCTGGCGAGAATTTGATTGCGCAGGCTCTGGCCGGAGAAATCCAGCTGAATATCTCAAAGGCAAAGACATCAAACTACGCATATCCCAGCAGTACTGATTTTAAATCCCTTACAGATATGCAGGGAGTGAAACAAACGGTTTCCGATCCGGTAACAGCTGTTTACAGCAATACAATGATCCAGACCAGGGCGCTATTTAGTAATGAGGAAATTGCGTCTACCTATTACATACACAACATCGGTTTGTATGCCATGGACGGGACCGAAGAGGTCCTTTTTTGTATTGTGACAGCAGAGACGCCAGATGAAATGCCTCAATACAATGGGGTAGCGTCTACCTCTTATATTTACAATATTCAGAATGTGGTTCAGGATGCCGCTCAACTCAACATTACCGTGAATCCTTCCGGAACGGCTACAATTCAGGACGTACTGGAGAGAGTGGACGCCACTGGTGGCGACATCTCCGAAACTGTCATTGAAACTCTGGATACTGTAGAGGATAAGTACCCGGTACCAACTGTAGGGGAAAAAATCAAGGTTTTCCTTGGAAAAATCCTAACATTTCTTAAAAACATTAAACCGCTTGAATCAGACACCTCTTACTATGTATCAGCGACCACCGGATCAGACACAACGGGTGACGGAAGTGAATTAAGCCCATATGCTAGTATTACAAAGGCATTGAGTGTAATACCAAAGAATCTTGGAGGATATACTGCCGTCATAAACATAAGTGATGGAACATACGATGAAGATATTGTCGTAAAAGGCATATCAAATGGATATATCAGGCTGCAGAGAAATGGTGTTCAGGAATTAAATGATCTTTGTAACGTTAAGAGTATTGTAGTGGAAAATTGCAACTCTGTTACTATCTCAGGATTAAACCTCACAACGACAGATACATCAGGTATATTTGGTACAAGAACTGATTTTATAAATGTTCAAAGTTGCCAGTCGATTTCCAACGCGAATGCAAAACCATCATTCAGTTTTGATTATGTATCTGTAGTGAGGGTTTCTGGCAATAGATCATTAAATCACTATAGTTGCTTGCGGTCGTATAATTCGCACATAGTGTCAGATAATTGGTCTGATGATAGTATGGCTATTAATTATGGTATTGATGTGAATGGTGGTGGTAATATTGCAAAAGGAAATGTATATCAACCAAGAGGTGTAGTTCTGGATACCTATTACGCAGGTGGTGGTATTGTTGTCAGTCACTATGGTGCTGTCATTGGTACACTAAGGTATGATTTGACTTTATATGTTGCAACCACAGGATCAGACACAACTGGTGATGGTACAAGCGGCAATCCATTTGCAACTATTCAATATGCGATAGATGTATTACCTAAAGACCTTGGATCATGCAATGCGACAATATTAATTGCAGATGGAACATATGATGAAACATTAATAGTTAAAGGTTTCCATAGTGGAACCCTAAATATTAAAAGCAACAGTAATCCAGAAACATTAAATACACTTTGCAACATAAAGAGTATTAAAGTATTATGGTGTTCAGCTAAGGTTCAGCTATATGGATTAAATTTGATTTCTACAACTTACCATGGTGTGGAAGTAAACAGTTGCACAGATACTTACATAGCTGCATGTCAAGCACTATTGAGCGCATCAGGTCAAGTTGGGTTTAGATTCGTACATTCACTTGGAAGAATATATAATTGTAAAAGCACAAATCATGACTATGCTTTAATGGCATATAACTCAAAGGTAGTATCTCAGGTATGGGCGACGGGTAGTTCTGCTACCTATTATGGAACGGTTGCAGATCAGGGCAGTGTGATAACAAAAACTGGAAGTAAACCATCAGGTTCGTCATCAGATGAACGCACTTTGAATGGTGGTGTCATTTTTAATGATAATGGCACACAGATATCCGGTATCACATCATCTGGATTAACATGTACATGGGGAACTATTACAGGCGGATATATCAGACACGGTAACGCGGCTGGTGGGGCGGCAATGGTGACTATACAATTACAAATAACACTTAATACGACTTTAACAGCCTCACAAACATACACGGTATCAGGATTCCCGGCACTATCTGGCGTATCCAATACTGCGGTTGCAAATAACATATCAAACAGAGTAATCAGCTGGCTTAATAATAGCAGTATCGGTGTAATTCCTGTAGGTAGCAATTTAGTATCTGGAGACCTGCTGGAATTAAATGTAACATATCTAACAACATCATAAAGGAGGACTTTAGAATGGATCACGAAACAATCAAAGTAGGCGAGGTAACCTACAACATCGCGAACGGTAGCTGTAGCCTTAACCTTTCAGATGGCGGAGTGGCATCGGTGGCGATCATTATCGGATCAAATATAATTAATGATATACATAAAAATCTTTCAGAGAACAGCACTATCACAAAATATGCAGCAGACGGTGCAGAAGAGTGGCAGCGGAGCGATCTGGTATACACTGGGGAGGTTAAACTGAAAAATGATTTCCCAGTGGGTATTGAGCAGAAACAGACTGGAACCGATGCGGATGGAAATCCTACATACAGCAACGTGGAAGCCACGGCTGATGTAGTGATCGTAGAGTACAGGACACCAAACATTCAGGATAAGATACAGTCACAGGCGGAGGAAATCAGCGGCTTAACTGCACAGGTAGCCTATCTGCAGATGATAAATGGCATAACAGAGGAGGTGTGACCATGAGTAAAAACTACGAAAAAGTGAAAAGGTTTTATGATGCTAAATTATGGCCCCTAAGCTGGGTGACTAATGCGGTAGATAAATGGATCACTGCAGCTGAGTACCAGGAGATCACAGGCAATGAGTATGAAAGTAAGGAGGCATAAGCGTTCAGTATGAATATGTTTAATATAATTGAATACCTTCGGCAGTTATTTAAAAATCATGTCCTGGTTGCTATTTCCGCGGCCGGGGCATTTTTATATAGTTGGATACTGCCTGCGCCCGAATATAAAATTGGGGCTTTTGCAGTCCTTGGGGCTATGCTTGTGGACTTGTGGTCTAAGCTGTACTCGATCAAGCGGAAAGGGGGCGGGTGGAGGAAAGCTGTATTCAGCCATTCCATTAACAGTGCATCTTTTTTGCGTGGAACCATCGACAAGTTGATTATTTTTGGCGTGATGACCATTATCTGCGGACTGGCCTATCACATTTCCCTTATATCAAGCATTGCGGTCTGGTTTACTCAGATGGTGTACATACTCATGTTTTTGAGGGACGCACTCTCAGTCGTCGAAAACCTCACAGATTCCGGTGTAAAAGGGCTTGGAATTTTTAAGAAACTTCTCAAACTGAAAAT